CCCGTTCGCCCCCCAAAAAACGCTACGATATTGGGGCGTTTTTCCGGTGGTTTACTTGACGGTAACCGGTAAAGGAGACGAAATGGCTGATAAACCGGCTGTCATCTTTGATGACGAAAACGTGTTTATCCTGCAAACCGGGATGAACATCCACCTGAAGACGGTGGACCTGTGTTCCCTGCTCGGTGTGTCGAAGCAGTACATCGGTCAGCTGACCCAGCAAGGGACGCTGATCAAGGAACAGACCGAAAACGGGAACTTCTACAATCTGATGGACAGCGTGAAGGAACATCTTGACGCCATGTCCGAAAAATCGAAAAAGACCGAAGAAGAAAAGAAGCTGGACAAGGCGAAGATCGCTGCAGAGGTCAAGCTGAAGGCCGCGAAAGCGACCATGGCCCAGCTGCAGGCTGATGAGCTGAAGGGAAAGATGCACCGCAGCGAGGATGTGCAGGCCTTCACTCAGAGCCTGGTGGACACGATCAAGCAATCACTGCTCAGTCTGCCGGGCCGGATGTCTGTTGAGCTTTCTCTGTGTGAGACCGCCGAGGAATGTTCGGTGATCATCAAGGACACAGTGAAGGATATCCTCCGGGAACTCAGCGAGTATGAGTATGATCCGGAGAAATATGAAGAGCTGGTAAGAGAACGGGAGAACATGTCAGAAAAAGCAGAGGATGATTCTGATGAGTCCTGACGCCGGGAATCCGGAAGTCGAGCAGAAAATCACTGATGCTCAGCGAATCGGCGCGAAGAAACTGAACCGCGAGCTGCGGAAGCAGATCCGGTCGTTCCTGGTTGCCGATGACCTGACGGTTTCCCAATGGGCGGACAAGTTTCGCCGGCTGTCTCCCGAATCCTCAGCTGAAGCCGGGCCATGGCGCACCAGAAAGACGCCTTACCTCAAGGATGTCATGGACGCCTGGTGTGATCCGAAGATCCGGCACATCGTCATGGTGGCCGCTTCCCAGGTCGGTAAGTCGGAAGCCATGAACAACATTGTCGGCTACATCATTGATCAGGATCCCGGATCAATCCTGATGATCGAGCCGACCAACGGCGATGCCCGAGAGTATTCAAAGCTCAGAATCGCCCCGATGATCCGCGACAGCAAAACCCTCCGGATCAAGGTAGCCAAAACGCTGCGGGGCGATACCGGGAACACGATTCTGCAGAAGAGTTATCCCGGCGGCATCCTGACCATGTGCGGAAGCACAGAAGCCCACGCCCTGGCATCAAAGCCGATCCGGTACGTGCTCGGTGACGAGCGGGACCGGTGGGCGGTGGAAGCCGGCAAGGAAGGCGACCCGTGGAAACTGGCCATGGCCAGACAGCGGACCTTCTACAATGCCAAATCCTATGAGTGCTCCACGCCGACGATCAAGGGATATTCCCCGATTGAGAAGGCGTTTAACGAGGGCACCCGGGAGCGGTGGTGCTCCAAATGCCCTCACTGCGGCGAGTATCACAATATCCGCTGGCAGGATATCCGGTACCACTTCGACACGGTGGAGATTGACCATGAGGAAACTTACATCGTGACGGAGGTTTACTACGTTTGCCCCGGCTGCGGCGGGATCTCCCATGAGCACGAGATGAAAAAGGCCCATGCTCACTGGATCGCCGAAAACCCGGAAGCGAAAAAGAACGGCATTCGGTCATTCTGGCTGAATGCTTTTTGTTCGCCCTGGGTGAGCTGGGAAAAGATCGTTTCCGAGTACCTGGGAGCCCGGAAGGACACCAGCAAACTGAAGGTTGTGTATAACACGCTGTTCGGTGAGCTGTGGGAGGAACGCGGCGGCCTGGCCAACGAGGACGATTACCTTGCCAGGCGCGAGGAATACCCCGCAGAGCTGCCGGACGGCGTGCTGGTCCTCACCTGCGGCGTGGACGTACAGGATGACCGGCTCGAATATGAGGTTGTCGGATGGGGCCTGAGGAAAGAAAACTGGGGCATCAAGCGCGGTGTGCTGCTCGGTCGGCCTGATACGCCGGAGCCATGGGCCGCGCTGGACGAGGTTGTGAAGCGCGTTTACCGCTATGCATCCGGGAAAGGGCTCCGGATCTCCATGACCTTCGTGGATGATGGCGGCCATTTCACGCAGGAAGTCCGTCTGAACTGCGCACAGCGCATCGGAATGCGGGTCTTCGACTGCAAGGGCTACGGCGGTGACGGCAGGCCCTACACTTCCCCGCCGAAAAAGGTCAAGATCGTGATCCGCGGCCGGACGCTCGGCGAGTGCTGGCAGTACCAGCTGGGCGTTGATGCCGGAAAGCAGATGATCATGGACGGGCTGAAGATCCAGACGCCCGGACCGAGATTCTGTCACTTCCCGCTGGCTCCGGAAGCCGGATACGAGCACCGGTTCTTTGTCGGGCTGCTTTCTGAGCACCTGGTTTACAAGGAACACAACAAAAATCCGTGGGTCTGGGAGAAAATCCCCGGGCATGAACGGAATGAAGCGCTGGACTGCCGTAACTACGCCATGGCCGCTTTTACGGCCTTAGCGCCCGATATGGACGCCCTGCTGCGGAAGGCGAGCGGAAACCTTAGCGAACCGCCGAAGGCGCCCAGACGGGCCAAATCCACCGCGCCAAGGGCCAATTCCATGGACAGAATAGAACAGCGTATGAACGAATTGATGAATATGTGAGGTGAAAGACAGTGGCAACCCGTGAAGAGATGCAGGAACGCCTGACTTACTGGCGGGAGCAGCTCCGGAAGCTGATGGATGCCTATATGGCCCTGGTCGAGGGACAGGTGAAGTCCTACGAAATTGATGACCGGAGCCTGACCCGGCTGGATCTTCCCTCACTGAAGAAGGCGATCAACGATGCCGAGGGCAAGGTTGATCAGTATGAGGACCTGCTCGGAGGGAAAAAGCCGCGGAAAATCGTGGCCGTTGTCCCCCGGGACTGGTAAAAACGGGGTATCGCCGGTGCTTTTTGTTACTTTTTCACGCCGGCTTTATCTATTGGTCACCGGGAGCGGAGTTTCGTCTCCTTTCGCCGCTGGTGACCTTTCATTTTGATAAGAATGGAGGTGGTAAACGTGGGCGATAAGATCAGACCTTTGACAACCGGCACGATTTCAAAGCCGATGGCCGCCGGGTATTCCGAAGCCGGCGCCAGCACGACAAAGCGATCTCTGAAGGGCATGACGGGCAAATCCTCATCCCCGAATGAAGATATCAACTGGAACAACTACACGCTCAGGCAGCGCGGACGGCTGATGTTCATGTCCTCACCTGTGGCGCGGTCCGCGATCGAGACCCAGAAGACGAAGGTTGTCGGCACAGGGCTGAACCTACACTGCACCATTGACAGGGATCTGCTGCAGATGACGCCGGATCAGGCGAAGAAATGGCAGCGGAACACCGAACGCGAGTGGCGCATGTGGGCCGAGAACAAGGAAAACTGTGACGCGATCGGCATGAATTCCTTTGCCGGAATGCAGCAGCTGGCCGTGACGAACTGGCTTCCGAACGGAGATATCTTCGGATTGTTCCAGCGCGACTTCAAGACAACGCCGATGAATCCGTATTCCCTCCGGATCCATCTGATCGAAGCCGACCGGGTATGTACGCCGTACGACATGCGAGCGGTACCCATGGGCATGCGGACAGACGGCATCGCGAAGAACGGAAACAAGATCTATGACGGCGTGGAAGTGGACAGCCACGGCAAGATCGTGGCCATCTACGTCTGCAATATCTATCCGAACCAGATGCTGAAGAATGTCGAGGACATCAAATGGCAGCGGGTAGAGCTGCGGAGCTCCCGGACCGGCCTCCTGAACTTTGTACAGATCCTGGACAGTGAACGCCCCGAGCAGTATCGGGGTGTTTCTTATCTGGCTCCGGTGATCGAACCGATGCTGAACATCACCCGGTACACGCAGTCAGAAGTGATCGGGGCCATGATCCAGAGCTGGTTCACGGCCTGGATCAAGACGGAGACCAACCCGTCAGAGTTCCCGCTTGCGGAAGCCAGCTATGGAGACGATGACGATCCGAACGTCCCGCCGGACCGGAACATTTCCGACAACAGTAATGAATACGAGATGGGGCCCGGCAACGTGCTGCACCTGGGGCCGAACGAGGATGTCAAGTTCGGAGCCCCGCAGATCCCGACACCCGGCTTTGACACCTTCGTGAAGGTGCTCTGCAAGGAGATCGGCGCCGCGCTGAATATCCCGTATGACGTGCTGCTGAAGGAGTTTAACGCTTCCTATTCCGCGAGCCGTGCGGCCCTGATGGAAGCCTGGGAAGCCTTCCGGATGCGCCGGGCCTGGCTGGTGGAGCGCTTCTGTCAGCCGGTGTATGAAACCTGGCTTGCCGAAGCGGTGGCGCTCGGCAGGATCAGCGCACCGGGATTCTTCACCGATCCGATCATCCGCGCAGCATGGAGCAGAGCGGAATGGCTCGGGCCCGTCCAGGGACAGCTGGATCCGACCAAGGAAGTCAAAGCGGACATCCTGGCGGTTCAGCACGGATTCAAGACCCATGAACAGGTGACCCGCGAATACGGCGGCGGCGACTGGCAGGAGAACGTGGAACGGCTGAAGGATGAGAACAAGCTTCTCCAGGAAGCCGGAACCAATCCGGCAGAAGACGCCGCGAAATTCAGAAACGAACCGGACCTTGATCCGGACATTCCCGGAGGTGAACCCAATGAGTAAGGCCAAACGACAGGTCTTCAAGCGTCAGGCGTACACGCTGGCCATCATGGAAGGAAAGCACGCCGAGATGACGCTTTACGGGGACATCGTGGAAACCCGGCCGATTGACTGGTGGACCGATGAGCCCGTGGAAGGAAATTTCATTATCCAGGACGAGTTCCTGGAGGATCTGGAAACCATCAAAAACGCTGAGGATCTGACGATCCATCTGAACAGCTGCGGCGGTGATGCGTTCGTGTCCATCGCGATCCATAACCGGCTGCGCGAGCTGAGTGATGCCGGCATGGACATCACCTGTGTCGTGGACGGCGCTGCCATGTCGGGCGGCAGC